AGGCTTTAGACGCATACGCTAAAGGCACTTTTTGCCTTTGGGCTTCAGAGCCATCTGGATTGTAACGAATTAAATCAATGTCATTGAATAAGTCTCCAAATCCAACAACCATTTTTCTAATAATTTTATTATAAGCTATCATATTTCACCAAATGGGTTTGATTCTGAGAAATCGATAATTTGGTCAGCTTCAGTTTGAATGACTTTATTATCATACACTTCTCTAGTTAATGTAACATCTAATGGGTCGTAAGCCAATAGTTTAATACTTGTATTTGATGTATGGCCAATAACGTTTGCATTAAGTTTAAATTCACCAGCGATATTTGTTACATGTAATGTTTTTGTATTTTTATCCCAAGATGAAACTATAGCCACAGTACTTGCATTTGCATATGAGGAATCATCACTTTGAAATACTATTTCTTTTTCTAAGTAAGTTGAATCCGACCTTTGCATATCCAAATTGATAGTATAAGATTCTTGTACTGAAATGATATCAATATCTGATATGCCTGTGCCAATAACTTCATTTGAAAATTTAAATTTCTCAAGCTGCATTTCATAGAAATACGGAATCTTGCGACCTAATGTGAAGAAATCTTTAGTATGGTCTACAAATTTGATTTCAAATAATTCACCAGTACCATTCAATACTGGTACATAAATTAAATCACCCTCACGCGGCCTATCAAAAGCGTATTGTGGAACACGTTGAGAGAAAGTACGTTTAGATAAGATAACAGAAACGTTGTTTTTAATTTCAAGACCAAATTTAGAAAAGAATTCTTTTTCACCTGTGTATTCCATGGCTGAAGAAAGATACAATTCAAGAGGAAATGCAGATGTAAATCTTTTAAGTGGGTCTTCACCATAAAGCAAATCACGTGAAACGTCATTATCATTTGGAAGATAATAGGAATCAAATCCCATGATTTTGATTGACTCCACAATCAAATCTTCAAACAGGCGTTGCTCATTTTGAGCGCCATAGTTATTAAAATAGACAGATGTAGAAATTTTAGATTCCTCTCAATTCACTAGCTAATTTTTCTTTTCTTTCTTTCCACCATAATTTCATTCTATTTGAAAATTCCTCTTGTCTTTTTTTATCTATTTTATATTTTTCAATACTCATTTTTCCACCCATAGATGAAATTTCTGTTTTTCTTGGATGATTCTTTCTATTATCCGACATTAATTTTTTTTGTTGTTCTGAAATAATTTTACCTTTATTGGCTTTAGACAAAGCAATCAAATGTTCTTGGCTATTTTTGGATTTTCTACGGCCTTCATTTAGTGCTTTCTTATGTTCTTCAGAAATCTTACGACCCCTTTTAGCCTCAGCCATTTTTTCTCTGGTCGCTTCCGACACAACTCTTCCTTTGTTCATATTTTTATGAATTTCGTGTATTATTTCTTCTTTACCTATATGGCCAGAGAGTGCTCGCCAAGCTACTTTATCTTGCCATTTACCATGTTCTTCCCATAACTTTTTATGAGCTTCCGCATGTTCTTCTACGGTAAGTTCTATTAAATTGGATGGCTCATTAGAACCACCCATGTGTTTAGGAATAATATGGTGAATGTGATTCATATAATTAATTAAGGTAAAATTCCAGGACGCCCCCATAACGAGATTCCATTTCTTGTTCTAAGGCCTTAATTTCATCAGCCGCTTCTTGGTAAATTTTATCACCATTTAAAGTAACACCACCTGGTAATTGCATACCACTAAATTTTTTCAGGTTGTTACCCCAAGTTCTTTTAATTAGAGCAGTAGCATATTCTTTCAACCATCGGTCGTTCCACAAGTCGCCGTAAGCGTTTGGATTAAGTGAAGCGTAACATTCAATGATTGCAACTGAATTAGGTGTTATGTTTGATTGTTCCCATCTCCAATCAAGAAACAATTTATTGGTGTGTCGTTGAAAACGAATAGGCACTTCACCAGTAAACAACAACTCAAGTGAACGGAGATGTTGCATTGTCAATGTGTAATTTACATAAGACGCAGATGTGAAGTCATACAATTCATTTAAACGCAATTGATATCTCAAGTCAAACATGTTTACTGTGGCTTGAGAATCTTGGATAGGAAATACTCTTGTTACACCAACAACATTAACAGAATTGTTTGCGTTATCTCTAACAACATTAGGCGACATGTTAATCCAACGATTGTCTATATCAGTTTGAGTTATTCTATGAACATAGTAGACCTTTTGCATACCATCATAATGGTAATCTGTCCAATATTGTAAAGCATCGTCTATGCGGTCTTCAATCTGGTCATCATCCACATTGATGTCGATGACTGGAAAACCTAGTCGGCGTAAACAATAATCTTTAAAACCTTGTCGTGTTGATATGGTGGCCATAATAATCCATTTAATATTTTTACTATAATGTATTTATGCTAATAGGATATTCTTTTTTCAACCAATCTAACTCAGTTCTGGAATCATTTGGTTCATACCATCCGTCTTTGCCATGAATATTCAGTAACGACTGGAAGTATTCTTCATACATGTGTCCAACTTTATCGTAACCAAAATTCTTTCTAGCCCAAACATTACATTTCCATGTATCTATTTTATCGATATTTTTAGCCGCCCAAACAAAATGCTCAAAGGTCCTACAACGATAACCAGTTACACCATGTATATTGTATTCAGTGAACGCACCCCAATCAGTGGTGATTACTGGTGTTCCTGACATCATGGCTTCGACATGGGTACCGCAGAATGGTTCATTATATAATGATGGTGCAAATACAGCCTTAGCATCTGCCATCAATCTTTGACGGTCTAAAGAATTAGCAAAACCAAATTCAGTTACATGACTTGGAACTTCATCGTAACCCATTTCTTTGAGTGAACCTTGTCCAGCAATTATTAACTTAGCGCCAATCTTTTCGGTGGCCTGAATGGCAATATTAACACCTTTGCCATCATAGACACGACCAATGTATAAGAAGTAATCTTGTTTTTCTGATTTGTATTGGAAGTCATTAGTATTAAAATAATTTGGTATAACAACATCATACCATTTTTCATTACAGTGTGCTAGTGATGCTAACCCATAATAAGCGGAATGTGCAGCATAAGATTCAAACACTTTGTATGGTGCAAAATGTCCATAAGCATAACCGATACCGGGTTCAACACAGATTAAATCTGGATGTGCATCACAAATTGGTTTCATCGGACCACCCCAAAAGGCTAAGATGAAATCATTTGGTTGTTTACGTTTACCAATTTCTATGATAGTGTTTTCATTGAATGTTTTGTGAGCTAAATCATTAGTGTCGAATTTGAAAAAATGTGTTTTCCAATCGTGGTCACCATAACATTTTTTCCAAATTTTATTGGGTAATACTGTGACATGCTCAGTGCAATCAACATTAGAATCTTCGTGGCCATAATGAATAATTTCATGGCCGCGAGCAGACATCATTTCACAAAACTTAACAACCTTTTGAGTAAAAGCGCAAGTCACATATTCAGGTGATGATACTGTATGTGGGACGGACAGAACGTGGAACCTCATAGGGTGAACGCTCCGTAGAATGCTTTGCCATAACAACCGTTTTCACCCGTCAACTCGGTTACTTGACCTTTTTGGCCAATCCATTTCTCTAAGTTTTCTTGTGTCAACATATGTGGGTGTCCCTCATGTGCGGGAATATCAATCCACTCGAAAATACGTAATACCTTAGCAGACTTCTTAGCATTATTAATAATCGTCTCAGGACTAACGGAATGTTGCATTACGTTGTATATCCATACCTCGTCCCAACCAGATTCTTCAATGTCTTCGCCGCCAACAACTTGAACAGTTATGTTTTTGATTGCGTATCTGTCTTTGGTCCATTGGGGATAATTGATTGGGTCACAGACTTTACCTTCTTTGAGATTGAAGGTTTTTAATAACATTGATGTTGGACCGCCACCAATATCTAGGATTCTTTTGTCACCGGCATCGTAAGAAAAATAACTTCCGGTCAGTCCCATTAAATTGCCATATATGTAATGTTTTTGGTCTTCACCAAACGTATTGGTGCAATCACCCCAAAAACTCATTTCAAATTCTAAATCTTCCATAATATCTCCAATGATTAAATTACTCCATTATATATCTTTTACATTTAAAGGTGTGTTCCGTCTAAGACGATACTCATTATTTAATTTCCACCGCAGATAGTCGTGTTGTTAAATTTTCTATCATTGCTTGTTGTTCTTGTATTGCTTTAATCAATACAGGAATAATTTCTTGATAATTTAAACTAAGCGGATTTAATTTACCATCATCATCCATTTCTTTTTCAGGCACATCAACAACTTCTGGCAATGTTTTAATTACGTCTTGCGCTATTAATCCTGTTTTTATTGAATTAAATTCATCAGATTTCATTGAATAAAATACTGTCCGCCAATCTTTAATTATTTCATTGGCGTTAGTAATTTCACCAGTAATGTTTTTAACTCGTTCATCTGATACAGCTAGCCAAGATGTTCCATTCCACGCAAGCCTTATGTTTGCTGAACCAAATCCAGGGTTTCCAATAGTAAAATAATTACCGGGCTGACCATAAACTCCTGGACCAATAGCCCATATATATTGATTTCCATGTGTAGAAGTTGGTGATGTACCAAAGGATGTTACGCTTGAAATAAAACATATAGAAGCCTCTGCTGCCGTACCAGAACCGGGATTCCCAATTTGCATTGAACAATAATTAGAATCTTGTGTATTTATAATGAATTTGCCTGTTGCACCACCGTCCT